AAGCTGCATGCTTAACCTGGATTTAAACACTCATGCATCATCGACAAGGCAAAAGTGCCGAAGAAGCCAATGGTCCACAACAGCAGGGACACACCGGACTGCATTAATGGTCTTGAGCAGACCCATGATATCGTCCACAGTTACAAGAACTTCGCCGACAGAGTAGGCAGCAGCCAAATCAATTAACGTGTCAGCGGTGTAATCTGGGACAGGCGAGATCCGAACCTGCCAAGGCTTATTTGGGTCAGCCCTGGCAAGCGTGATCTTTGTTGTCGGCAAGCAGCGCAAAGTGGCCTTAGCCCACTCAAAAAGAACCGGGGTGTGACGACTGATCCGACAATGCATGTCAGCAATTCCTCGTTGCCGTGCAAAAAGGTCACAATCTTTGTCATGAACACACCAGCCCAACTTATAAAGTGCCCGCCCAAGAGTTCGATGCCAGTACCAGACTCCTGCAACCCGCAAAGGGCGCATTCCAAGGTAAACAGCATCCACGAGCCTTTCGGATGAAAAAATCTTCGCCTCAAATCCAAAGAAACCAAAATTTTCAGCAAGGCGTGTTTCGAATCCGGACGGGATGGGCTCAGGGAGAGCAAAAATGGAGTCGTCCCCACAAACACTCAAAGCAAGAAGCGATAGCATAACAGATATCAATTCTGCAGTGAGTTGAAAAATAGAGATTCCGTACCAGGCCGCAGTGATGGACATAACAGTGGCAAACCCATTCAAAATGGCGTTAGCCAAGGCTGTGTCATCGCGGCCAGAGGCATTCATCGTATCAGCCTTGTACCGCATGGGGCCACAACGTCCAGAGGGGCGCAACCATGCGTCAAAAACTGCCCAAAAATTGGGATCACGAACACCTGCTTCAAAGTACAACTTCGCAATGAAAGACCAGCTCGAATCGGAATGTGAGCGATCAAACATGGAGAAGTCCGACCAGAAGTAGCGCTTGCGTGCTCCGACAGCAAGACGCTCCTGCAAAAACTGGTCAAGGACCTCTGGGGATTGGGCTCCATACAAAATCTTTCCTTGGAGAGACCACAAATACTTCAACTGCTCGCCAAATGGCTTGACCTCAGGCCCATAATACAAATGAGCGACATCATGGGGAGCCTGGATAAGACGCTCAGAGCTAAACTCAATGCGCTCCAACAAAGGAGTAGAGCGATCATACCCTGGAAAGGCCTCCATCTTCATGAAAGCCCCAAAACCACCATGCCTCTTTGGCACAAAACCAATCCTGTCCTTCTCCTCCTTGGCCTCAAGGAGAGCACGCCTGCGCTCAGGCCGAAGGGACAGGATATAAGCCGAGTCGGTCATCCGGCAGGCCTTAAAAGGTGAAAGAAGGCACCGACGGAGTGTATAGGCAAAAGCCCACGCAGCGGGGTGTGGGCCAGGGCCCCACGAAAAGGCAGGGCGAGAACGAAAAGCACGTACCAAAAGGGCCTTTGCCTGATTATAGGCGCAATTGGCCGGAACAAAAACATAGCAACCAGCGATAGCGATTCCATATAGTCCCGCAACGTGTTTCGTCTCGAGTGGGGCAAGCAAAGATAGGGATCCTTTGTCGAACCGGGAAGGCCTGGTCCCCCGCAAAGTGGTGTTAACCTGCCCCCAGCAAACCTTCACATTGGCTGGCGGGTACACTACTGCGTCAAATTTTTTCTGCTCAAGGGGAAGGAGGCCTCCACGCAACAGTACAATCCCGGGGTATGACGCACACACCCAAAACCCAAGTGAAACCTGATAACCGAGTAGCGTAATGGATGACAAGCGATTTAAGGCCAAAACACATGCATTGCACACCCTGTGCTTCCACTTGTAAGCCGACTTAGGGGGATCGCGGCCACAAGAATGACATTGTTTTTGGCCCCTCTATACACGTTGCCCAACATCACACCCGATATAGGCACTCACATACTCATGGTAGGCGTCAGACCTGGTTCCCACTGAGACACGATACTGGCCTATCGCTCTCATCACCTGGTGGGCATCAGTAACAGTGGCACCGGCCGCCAACGTTTGCTGCAACCCGGCACGCATCGGCCCGACAAGCTCTGGGGCAACGTGCGTCGGCAGCAAAGCAGTGGCGACCTGCACCGCTGAAACTGGATTTGGCATCATTTGGACAAACTGTGTCCAAGGCAGGGAGTTGTCAGCGTACAATTCGTGCACGCGGACAAGCCTTCCTCCCAGGTGTGTATCCACGAATGGCAACTCAATCCGGCAGCCAGGTGGTCTTCGAACCACTTTTCCAATCTGGTAACAGCCGTTCGGGAACGTAAACGTTCCAAGAAAATGAAAGCCAAATTCGTAGTTTTCACGCAGGAGGCCGGCCTTGACGGTCAATGATCTAACAAGATTCTGTTTGTAATGGCGGTCAACCGTCAGTCTCGGGTCGGCGAGATCCCGTCCCTGGCGCAAACTGTCCCTTGAATAAAGGATAGTCCCCAGCCGGATCGTCATGCCTGCCGACAAATGCCTCTCACTGAATTCAAGCATCTCAATACTTTCAGTGACATCACGCGCCTTCTGTGCCAGTATCCGGATAGAATCAAGTGGCCCGATGATCCAATGTTTCAAAAGAGCGTTCTCCGCCATGCCGTCGGGAACCTCTGATACGGGCCCAATTGGATTATACCGAATGGGGTGCTTCAACTGCGGAGGGGGGATAAAGCCCTTCGCTATTTTCACACACCGCAGAAGACGTTGCACACTCACAGGGGGACCAGGAGGTGCAGAAGGTCCATACTGGCCTGGACCAGGATTAGCCAAGGCCAGCAGGGGAGAATAGTTCTGAACGAACCAGTTGAACGCGAAACTGCCACACAATAGCATCCGACGATACTCAACATAGGCAGTTCGTAATAGAGCTTGAGCAAGGAGGGCCCCGGCAAGAAGGCACTCAAACAACCAATCCCTTGTTCTTCTCTCAACAGGGACCACCTCCTGGCAAGCTGTGGGCCAACGTAGTACTGGGCGGCGTATAGGGCTCTGCTCAGTAAACATTAGACCAGGCACAACTGCCAAGGCGTAGTTGTTGCTCTGCCCAACAATTGCAGCATTCAAATCAGGGCGGCGGTTCTCCACAAATACCCAAGTGTTCTCTTCGAACCACCTTGCCCTTATTCTTGCAGACCTGCTGCTTGTTGCAACATCCCCGTTGGGACACACCGTTGTTGTCCCACCTGTGTTGCACAAATCAAGCGTCAACCGATCCAGGGAGTTCAAGGGTAGAGGAGGAGGAACAACGTCATCGTCGTTCAAAGTCGCCCAATAGAGCCGGTCGCCGGCCCCAATTCTATAGTCAGGTTGGCGCCAAGGATAGAGGTCATCAAGGACAAGAGAAGGGAGGAGACACAACAGGTCATCCTCAGTGCTGAACAGGAAGTCCTTGTCAGGGAGAATAACCCCCGGCAAGACGCTCTCGCTCATTGCAAACAGCCCATCGACAACATCCCACTGCAATTGTTGCACAAGCAAACTCTGCGTGTGGGCATGCAACTCCTCCATCCCAGCCAACCAATCCTCCACCTCCCTATGCAACCGACCCGCAACCACCTTCCCTTTGATGTCAATTGGTATTGGACAGTCAGGCAAAGCCTCATCATCGGGCTCAGCCACAACTTGATAAGGCAATGTACAACCAAGCCAAAACACGGCACAATCACTTGCCTCCCTCAACCCTTGCATAAACCGGTCATGCTGGCGAGCCAGCAAAGTTAAATACGCAGTGTGGTCAGCCAGCCACCGCTCAATTCCTTCAAAAGCACAAAATGCTGGAGGCTTGATGCGGCGGGCTGCCCATTGTGCGGGTTCGACTGGCCAATCAGGCCA